CTGTTCCTGGCACAACAGTGACTTGAAAAACTTCTGTTACACCATCTTGACCACGATACGCAAGTGCGTACGCCCTTGATGTGTGACTGGCGAATCCTTCAACTCCGTCTGAAAATGTTCGTTGTGTGGAAGCAGACGCAGAAGTTGGAGCGCCTCCACAACCAGGATACCTGCTGAAATCATTTCCTGTTCCAGCACTTGATGAACTACCGCTAGAAATTCCCCCATATGTTCCATACATTTCAAAAGGGTTTCCAGTGACAGAAACATCTGCTCCCTTTTTCCCGCCAAGTGCTGTGTATACAGTCCCACCAACCGTGAATGTTGTTGACCCCGCAGTGTTGGCAGGGGAACCAATTGAACTAGAAGAAAACGCCGTTGTTGCTGCAGCGTCACCACTTGCCCCACCCGCACCGATGAGTGTGAGTTTTATTTGTGTGACACCAGCAGGACAAGTCCATGAAGTATCGGTATAAGTTGTGTACTTCGTGACATAGGTTTTAGGTCTAGCACTAGCAGCAATCTTTGCAGTAGTTACTGCACTATCGGCTAATTCTGCTGTGCCGATAGAACCAGCCGCAGCAACAGTTCCAGTGATTTCCCAAATTGTCCCCGACCATGTCCAAGTACGCGCACCTACCGTGTAGGTATCACCAACGGTGGGAGAGGCGGGAAAAGTAAGGGACATCTATTATTCCGTTGGGATAACGACTTCCACCCACTCTTGGTTTTCTTCGTCCCACGAGTACATACCTTCTTCTGGGCGAGCAACTGGTGCTTCCCATTCAGTGGTGTCTTCGTTAAGAGTCCAAGAAGGGAAAGGCTTAGGGGCGATGTATGCGTCCAAGGCAGAGTTGTAGGTGTAACCGATACCTGCGTAGCGAGCACGCATGTTGCCGTTATATGAGGTCTGCTTCCATGTTCCACCAAGAAGGTTGCGACAGAATTCAGCGCCTACGGCTTCTGATTCGTTGCCCTCTGAGTCTTTACAATCATCATTAGATACTACGATTACTCGCAATACGATGTTGTCTTCGCCAAGTTCTGCAAAATGTGCCATGTTTTTTCTCCTTAGAAAGTTATACTGCCAGATGCAGTAAAAGTATATATCCGATAACCACCTGTTGTTGCTATGGTTGGTGAACCAGTGGTTGCTGATGCTGGCAAAAATGTGTCGGGGTAGCGAATGACTACAATACCTGAACCTCCAGCGCCACCGTTTCCTCCTTGATAAATACCACTACCACCGCCACCGCCTCCTGTGTTAACTGTGCCAGCGGTGCCGTCAGTAGTGTTGGCTCCTGCACCACCGCCGCCGTTGCCACCATCCATATTTCCTAAGTTTCCGCCGCTACCACCGCCACCGCCGCGGAACACCGCAGTACCAGTAATGGATGACTGAAGTCCAACACCACCTGCGCCACCAGCCGTAGTGGTATTAGCACCACCTAGACCACCTGCACCGCCACCACCAGAACCACCATAGTTGCCACCTGGGATAGCCGTAATAACTCCGCCAGCAAAACCCTGACTAGAAGTTCCTGCGCCGTTGCTCATTGGGTTAATGTTGTTTCCTTGATAGGAACCACCGCCACCGCCTGAACCACCGCTATTTGCCACACGAGAAGAACCTGGCGAACCAGACGCACCGTAACCACCGCCAAGAGAAGTAATTGTTGCAAAAACCGAATTGGAGCCATTTGTGTTGTTCGGTGGGCCCAAATCAGAGTAACGACTTCCAGAACCACCACCACCAACCGTGACTGTATAAGTAGACCCAGCAAGTACTGCAAAAGCGGCTTCAGCGGTAGCACCACCACCAGAAGTTTCACCTGTTACATTTGTTCGGTAGCCGCCAGCACCTCCGCCACCAGAAGTTGACCCACCCCCACCGCCACCACCTGCAATGACCAGATATTGAACACTTGATGCTTCGCCTGACAATATGCGTTGCTGAACAGCAGTAAGGCTTAACATCCCATTCGTACTAGTCCGCTTTGGGCCAATGGCCCCACCTGGGCCTGGCATTAACTAATCTCCTCATAACTACATACTGCTTCAAGGTCAGAGTTAGCAGAAGCGGTAAGACGAAGCGTGTCGCCTTCCTCTAAATAAATAGATTTGCTAATGACATCCAAAGTGGAGTCCGCTGGAACCGAAACAGTTTTAGCAATATGATACGCAGTAGAAGAACGGAATATGTCTACATTAACATCTGCCGCACTTGTGCCATCCACATTGGATACATACAAAGCATTGACTTTGAACACTTTGCCGCTTGAACCAGAGTTTGTCACAATAGCCGTAGCCGAAGTCGTTACAGCAAGAACCGCTGTCTTTCCAGTAATCGTTGTTACGCCTACGATGTTTGGTGCTGCCATAATCTATCCTCCAAGATATTTGATTGCTGATTTCATAAAATTAACCGCCCCCAAAAACAAGCGCCATTGCCACTGCCTTGCCTGTTGACGCTTTTGTATTTAACTGTGTTTGAATCGCGCTTGTTACTCCGTCAAGATAGCCAATTTCGGTATCTGAAACATTCGCTACTACTGCTTGATAAACAGTTGGCGTGCTCCATTTTAGACCAGTCGCCGTACTTGAATCTACAGTAAGAACTTGGTTGGCTGAACCTACTCCAAGCCCACCAATAGTGTTATCGGCTGTTCCTACAAGAAGGTCGCCTTTAGCATTGATGGTATTGACAAGAGCGCTAAACGGAGAAGCGCCAACCTCAATCCAGTTTGTTCCGTAATAAACGTATGTACCACCTGTGAGGGAGTTGAACCATATTTGACCAGAAACAGGGTCGGCTGGGGCGGAATCTTGCACGCTCGCGGTTACGCCTGATGCACCGATTTCAATCCACTGCGAATCGTAATAAACAAATGTTTGGGCGGTATCGGTATCAAACCACATACTTCCTTCAAGTGGTGACGCAGGTGCCGAAGAACTGGACACCATTCGTGCGCCCGTACCAACACCACCAACTTCAATCCATTGAGAGTCGTAGTAAACAAAAGTTTTGCCATTAGTTGACTGAAACCAAATTTGACCAGCAGTAGGAGATGCTGGGGCTGTATCGGAGATACTTGCGCCACCAACAATCGTGTCAGCAACCCAAGCGGTTCCATTCCATTTTAGAAATTGTCCAGATGATGGGGTGGCTACAGAAACATTACTCAGGTCGTCTAGTGTTGCGTTTAGTGCGACTGTCGCAGAAGAACCTTCACCGGGTGTGTGAGTGACAGAAATTCCAGTTCCAGCCACCACGTCATTGACATAGTTTCCATTCGTGTCTGTTCCGAGTTCAATAGTCCCAAGTGCAGCGATGTCCCCGTATGTGGTGCCGTCGTTCGTGAACTCCCATTGGTCGTTTGTTTCATTCCAGCGAATTAGAACATTTGCTGAAGTTCCACGCTCAATCTCAATGCCAGCGTTAGTTGTTGGTGAAGCGGTAACATTTGAGTTGAGAACGACAATGTTGTCCTCTATTGATAGCGTTTCCGTGTTTAATGTTGTTGTCGTTCCGTTTACTGTAAGGTTTCCGTCAACTGTTACATCGTTGAACTGAACATTGGATGTAGTTCCAACAGCCTGACCAATCGCAACAGTTGGTGTCCCACCCTCTGAAGCGGTTCCGTTAGTGAGAGTGACACCCGTTCCAGCAACGAGCGAAGCAACATAATTACCCGTGGTGTCTGTTCCGAGCGCCACGGAGTTTGCGGCTATTGAGGCAACACCAGCACCATCAATTGTGATGTCACCAGAAATAGTTGTTGCTGTTACAACCCCCGTAGTAGTTGTTCCAAGCAATACTTGACCTGCCGTAGCGTTAGCAAGTTTGCTATGAGCAATCGCCGCAGAAGCATTAATATCTGCATTAACAATCGTGCCATCAGCAATCATCAGGCTCGTAATGGAACCTGTGTCACCAGTTGTAACAACGGTTCCTGTTAGGTCAGGGAAAACAATTACTCGGTCAGATGTTGGGTCAGTAATTGCAATAATTGTTTCGTAGTCGTCAGCAGTTGCGCCCTCAAAAGTGATGTTCCCATTTAGTGTTAACCCAGCAAATGTTGGTGTAGCACTAGTCGCTACAGACTGACCGATTGCTACGGTTGGGCTTGAACCTTCACCGGGTGTGTGGGTAATAGTTACACCAGTACCACCAGTCAGGTCGCTCACATAGTTGCCTGTGGTGTTTGTTCCAAGAGCAACATCGCCAAACGACAAATCTCCAGAGCCATTTGTTTTCAGAACCGAACCAGCAACACCATCAGCGCCAACCGCACTAATAATTGATGCCTCTGTTGTGCCAACAATTGTTGTGAAATCTAAAGTTCCAGCACCGTTAGTTGTTAACGCCTGCCCGCTTGTGCCATCCCCACCAGCAGCAGAAATAATTGCTGCTGCATTTATCTCTGGTATAGAAGCCCATTCAAGACCTGTTGCTGTTGAAGAGTTCGCCTTTAAATATGTTCCATTAGCACCAGCCGCAAGATTGTCTGCCGCACCATCAGCGGTTCCAACAATCAAATCGCCTTTAGCGGTAACCGTGTCTAATACGAAGTTGACTACACCGCCACCGCCAACATCAACCCAAACACTGTCGTAATAAATGAACATTACGCCCAATGTTGAATCAAACCACAAATCACCACTAGACGGTGACTCAGGTGCAGAATCACTTACCGTAACCGATGCACCGCCAGCACCACCAGAAACTTGGTTCCAAGCATTGTTAGAACGGAAATAGAAAATGTTGTTTGTTGTATCAACCGCTAAAGCACCATTTGGTAACGATGCGGTTGGTGTTCCATTGACCGCCAAAGTAACAACACCAGCGACAGCCTTAAGGACATCGTCCGTAGCAAGGGTGTTAGCGCCATCACGGTAAAGATTGGTGTCATACACTCCAGTACCGTCGCTCCAAGAAATGCGACCGCCTGCTTCAAGTTTTACACGACCATAAACTTCGCCGTCAAGAAAAACGGTGAGCGCATCTGAACCAGCAGATGCCAACTGCTTAATAGTTATAGGGGTAATAAATTTTTGTGCCACTTGCGACCTCAATCGCTATTGCATGTAGTTCGCTAACCCCTCAAGGTTAACTATGTGTTTTAGCCAGTTACTACGATTCTGTAATCACCTGATGAGATTGTGCCGAGCAGGGTGACAGTAACAGTATCAGCGTTGGCGCGTACCACATCACCGAACACTGTTGCTCCGCCAGCGACTTCAACAATCTGAACGCTCACATCAAGGGTGTTGAAGTTGTGGGTTACTGTTGTCGTAGATGTTCCGGAAGCGGAAGCCGCACAACCTTGGCTTGCTACACGGGCAAGGGTTGATGTGGTCGTTGTGACTGCACCAGCAGTGGTTTTAATACCAAGGTTCGTACGGGCACCTGCTGCATCAGAGGCACCAGAACCACCGTCCGCAACGGCAACATCTGTACCATTCCAAACACCAGTGGTGATTGTACCGAGTGTTGTAATGCTTGACTGACCAACATAGTTGGCTGAGATGTCAATCGCATCAGCCGTAATTGCCGTGCGGTTTGATGTGACATTGACATTGATGGTGTTTCCATCTTGCGAAAGTCCATCACCCGCAGTGAATGAACCAGCACCAGAGAACTGTGTCCAAGCGATTGCCGTTGTGTCAATGGTGATGGTTCCATTGGTTGATACAACAAAACCCTTATCAGAGTTTGTTGTTCCTTCTTCAACGAAAGTGAAAGTTCCTGGCTTTAGTTCACCCGTATCGGCTGTACCGTTTGCGTCAGATGAACGAGAAGCCGCGCCAGAAGCAACAGCAACATAAATACCGTTTTCAAGTGCGGTACTCTGGTTCTTGACGAGAACACGGTCACCAGCAACAAGGGTTACACCGTCAATTACATCGCCAGCCTGAAGGTCTGAGGAAAGGTTGATTGCGCCAGTTGTTGCAACTCTTACGGATTGCTTGACATCAAGACCTTGGCGAGCGGCATCAACATAGCCCTTGGTGGCAATGTGTGCGGCGTCTGTTGGTGTAGCAACCTTGGCGTTACCGTTGCTGTCACGCTTTACAAGTTTGCTTGCTGTTGCATCAGCGGTTGCATCTGTGAGCATCTGCCACATCGCGGCTGGCAATAGACCAGCGCTATCAGTGTCAGCAACATTGAGGGTGAGGGTTACGGTGCCGTTTGACTCGGAGACCGTAAGGGCTTCAGCAATACCTGCACCGCCACCAGAGACGATGGTATGGGGAATTGAAACAAACGCTGAACCTGTATAAACCTTGATGGTGTCGGTTGCAGTGTTGTAAATCAGGCGACCTTCAAAGTTGCCCGATGAAGGGTCTGTGCTTAATTTTTCAAAGGTGGCATTAATCAGTTGATTCTGATTGAGGTCAATATTTGTTATAAATTTTTGTGCCATGAGGAATCCTTAAGTGAGATACGCATAACCAGAGAATGCTGAAGTAAAGTTTACTACAATTTGAGTGTTGTTTGTATATGAAACCTCTCCAATAACTACTGTTCTGGCAGAATCAACAACCATCACTGACGGAAACCCTCCAAGAGTGTGGTTTATTGTCCATACAGCACTTGCGGACCCTTGTGTGTGAACATGGCGTCGTGATGTTTGTGAAGCAAAAGTTGAAATAGTGATTAAACTTGGGACCTCTTCGTCAACATTTACATCAATAACCGTGTCTTCAATAATGACTTGATTAGGGACGGAATTTGTTGCTGTCATCTTGTGACCTCTGGTGAAAGTCTCCACTCACCCTGTAGAACTCGGCTCACGACCCCCGTTCCTGACACTATCTCCAAATCGTAAACCCCAGAACTGGTCAATAGAGCGGTGTCAGCAGCGCTGATAGTTATTTCAATTGTTCCGTCTACTCCACCAAGAATAATTCCTCCGTTGGAATTCGTTAGAGTGACGAGCACAGTTGCTGAATCAACCGTGCGGCGCACCTGCATCCTTGCCTGGAAGCCAGTAAGGTTGTAAAGAAGGTAAGTAGGGTCAGATGGCGGTGAGTTCGGGTCTGGGTACTTAATGGTGATGACGCGCGAAAAAGTGGCACCCTGCTGACAAGTCATGTTGTAAATTCCAGCAAGCATATGCGCGCGCTCCTAAATCTTCTGCGCCCTAATTGTAAGTCACCATTGCCATTGCTGGCAGGAGGAATGGCTACAAGATGCTTGAAGAATCCTTGTTTGTGCCAACCTTCTTAAGCCCCATGCTCATAGCAACCGATGCTGCCAAAGCGACAACACCAACCTTGAGCGTTGCCGTGTCAACAAGGGCGTCAAAATCGGACCCCGCTGCGACCCAGGCGCCCAAATAGGCGGTAATGAATGTTTTTACTGCTTGCTCAATTGAGTCTTTGATGAACTTTGTGCTCATAGTGCCTCCGTGTCAAACCAATACTACCACAAACGATTTAGCCAAGAGACGAGAAGTCAAGCACGGCATATTCTTCACTGTCAAGAATGAATGAAAGCGTAGTAAAAACTTCATGGTTAAAAGAAAACCCAAGAGGTCGTGTTAATTCAGCAAACCTGAGAACTTCTTGACTTGTATCCCCAACAGAAGCAACTCCTGGGGTTTCGCTAAGAAGAGTATAAATGTTTACAGTGAATGATGTTCCTCCTGGAAATATATAAACAACTTTATTCCCAGACAAAATTTGCTTTACTGTATTTGTAAGCGCCTCTCTCGTGCCAGCCTCACGCCCAAAATATGCGTTATTGAGTTGCCAACGAGAAAATTCTTCTGGGTCTGCAACTAATTCGTTTCCGTTGTATGTGATGCTTCTGATTAATTTCGCACCGATAAATTGAGCAAGCCAATTTTGATATTCAGTACTTACATAATCCGCGTCAACCAAAATGCTGCTTGCCCACGGCGCGCTATCACTAAATTGAGCAGATATTTCGCTTTGTGAAAATCTGTAAAAATTAGAAGACATTTGACTTGCTATTCCAGCGTAATATGTCAACGCATGAATTAGTTTATAATAAGGGTATTGCGGGTAGGACTGCTCTTTATCCATGTCCCACATAAACGAGGGGAGGTTTCTTCTGGCGTTTTGAACGAATGGATTGTTATAAAAACCACCATCGTTAACCAGCACTGGAAGCGTCAAATATATTTCTGAACCGCTGTGTCCTGTCAAACTTATGGAAACAGAAAACTCTGACGGGTTAGTGCTGGAGACAGACAGTTGCTCTGACCAGACAGTTGACCAACTTCCAGGAACATTTTCCGTTACATGCGTTGCTGACGACCCGTTTTCGTCAGTCAGCAAAATTGAAGAAGTCAACCTTCTATCGCATTTGATTCTCGCGTGGAATTGGACTAGGTTATTTTCAAGAATTTCAGATGTAACAGTAAAATTGTTTAGTTGAATAACAACTGGCGTGTTTTGCTGTACTGGAAGTATCTCAAAAGAGTATTGCAGCGGGTGTATGTATTCACCAGATACAACCGTGGCAACGGCGTTTGTGAATGTCCATCCATGGGTATAATTGGTTGGGCTAACATATTGCAGAATGTTATCGTTGGATAAAATTCTTGATTCAAGCCTGTTGTTTTGAGAGATTAAATTTTTGGTGATTTCCTGGTAAGCCATGCTAACTCACATAAGCCTCTAGGGTGAGCAAAATATTCCCTTCAGTCAACTGCAATAGGCTTCCCTTCTTGTCATACAGAAGGTCGCTGCCACTCGTTCCACTCCAACCAGGAAGGGTGACTGTAGCGGTTCCCCCAGAAGTGTATGTTCCAGATGCGCCACCTGAAGCAGCAACCGTGAAATTTGTTGCAGTTCTTGCCGTGATTACTTTGTTGGAAATGTTCAATCCGCTTGGGGTTATTCCAGTAACCGTAACGGTTTGACCCACACTAAAATTATTGCTTGCCGTGTAGGTCACACTTGCCCCAGAAACTACAGCACCAGTTATTGTCGCTGTTCTAGTGAAGCCAACGCTCAATGAGGATACATGCACTACTTGCGAGTTTATTTGTATTGCATTTAATACGCTGTTATAGCGCAATTGTTCCTCTGAATACTGGCAATTCAATGGATTAAAAAATTCAAGTAAGTTTCCAGTAATTTGAGGTGATAATTCTTCTGAAGTTATTGATGAATCATACAAAATAGTTGCCGTAATAAAGAAATTAAGAATAGGCGGGTCCAAAACGCCGATTGTTAATCCAGCAATAGAACGAGAGGCTATATCAAGTTCAAGTTCGGTTTTTTCTGGTGCTGTTAATAACCGATTTTGACCATATGCATAAATAGTCACATATCCCGCAACAGATGCTTCCTCAACATCAAGCAATCCAGTAGAGTCGGTCAGGTCGTATACTTTTGCTCGCGTAATCAAATCTGGGTATGCAGAAATCATAAAACTTTGAAGTTGATTTTTTGTTGCATGGGCACGGGATAGCGATTGAATATATGTAACAGCACGAGACAAGAAGTCATTTGTTGATTCCATGCTTGTACCATTTGTAAAACCGCCACTGCATTTGGCGGAATAAATTGACTGGTCATAAGACAAAACCACCAATTCATCATCTACGCTCACATCTGGAACCAGACCAATAGTCACGGATGTACAAGAAACAGTCCCAGTCGGCAGAGCGTCGTTTATTCCAACTGCTGGGATAACCAGAATCTGGTCGGTGTAATACAAGTATTGAACCACTTGGTCGTTTTGCACTAATTCATAGGCAAGAATCGTGCTTGCTGGAATTGTTGCGCCACTTGTTGAAATCGCCGTAATTTGCGCAGTTAGCGTTGCCCGAGTTCCTTCGTCAACTGGCGCTCCAATCAACTTGGTAACACCCATCATTAATGAATTGGGAATTCTGTTAATTGCGCCAACATTTAGTGCAGTCATGTAGGAAATTGCCTGAAACATTGCGTCTTCTGGCGTCCCAACCCTTAGTGAGAAATCGGGCAACACAGTACGAGCAACAGCAACTGAATCTAAGTAAATATCTGCTGGCTGGACATCAAGTGGTCGCAGGTCAACATACTGGGAAAAATCAATTGTCATTTCTGTTCCTATCTATTGTATACAAATTTAATAGAAATTACTCCGTCACTTGAACCAATGGTTCCACCGAGTGATTGAATTTGAACTTCTGGAATAAATTTTGAAGCGGATAATGCAAGTTTCTCTGGAGATATTCGCGAAAAGGCTGGGTCGTAAACGCCAAAATCTGGTGTCAATGGAAGCGATGATGGTTCGGTAAGAATGCAAAAACTTATCAACTGTTTAAAATATCCATCTGAATACTCTGGCAGTTTCGTAACACTGCCATCATTGTCAAATGATAAAGGAAATTTTAGTATGTTCATAAGTTCACCTGATACAGTATCCCACAATGGTATTAAGGCTCAAGCGCCTCAACCCTTAACACAAGGGCGTCAAAATCTGTTTTACTAACGAACACATCGTTCTTTTTTGAAACGACTCCTATTATAAATATTCTTTCCGTTGAGTTATCAACAAATGTGCACAGAACCTCGTCCCCAGCAGCCAGCGTGTATGTGCTGGTACGGCCAGCAAAACTTACATCCTTGTACACAATGTCACCAAGAGCGCTGATTTTTACTGATGGTAACCCGCTTGACGCTGATAAAACGGTCCCCACAAAAACCCCACTAAGATTTGCTGGGTAAGAAACCGCTCTGCCGCGGTCAATGTCATTCTGCATATCGCCTCCGATTAAGACCTGGTGGAACCTGCTGGGCGTGAGCCGGGAGTTCCGAACGAACTAGAAATTTGCATATTGTTAAACGATGAAGGGAACTCTATTGCTCCTGGGTAGATGGTACCTACTTCAATTTGTTTGATGTTTTTAATCTCTTTTTCTGTAAGTTCTGGTGTCCTGAATTGCACGCTCACTGGTTCAGGGCCAAGTTCATCATACTCAACTGATGTTATTAGGTAGTTTCCATTCAAAAAAGGAATATTCCCAACAAATGCTGTCATTCCAGGGCGGAGCCGAACGCCATTTGTTCGCTCAACGATACAGGACCCATCGGTTTCGTGTGGGTCATTTTCTGATTTATGCATAGTTGGAAGTTGCAGCAATTTAAATGTGTCGTACTTCCCTCCAGTTGAAGGATTTGTCGTTGGTGGATAAGTCAGGTACGAATGATATTTGGTTTCTTGGATGTATTGTCTTTTCTTTGGAACCCATTTTTGAGCGCTGTAACTTTCAAGACCCCATTTGTTTAGCAACCATTTTTGACTTCCAAAAAACAAAATTCCATCCGCTTCAAAGCAGACAAACTTGTTTTCTCCCGCAATTCTCTTAATTACATCCCACACCGAATCGGCTTGTTTGTCTCCAGATGCAGTTGTTATATTTGCAGTTTTTGAAGTTTGCTGGCCAATGAAGTCAAGACCGTATTTTCTTGCTGCATTTTCAACAAATGAACTACTAGTTCCTTTGATGACTCCGGGCTTTCTATCTCGTTTCATTTGTTGAATCGCCTTGGTGTAAGCCTGAATTCTGATTACTGGTGAAGCACCATTTGACTGTTCGTAGGTGACATCGGCAATCTCAAAAGGATACCCCCAATACTCTGGGGCAAGTCCTATTGATGTTTTGGTGATATTTCTTATGTTTTGACTTTTGTATATAACGGTTTGCCCAACTTGGAAATAATTTCTTTGAGCCATTTCAAAACCAGGGTCAACAACATCAAATGTGATTGCGGATGCAGAATCAAGAGTAAAACTAACTTTTAAAGACAATATATTGTTGTGCAATGTGGTTATGAATGATTTTTCTGGGTAAACAAAAATTAAAGGGACTAATCTTTGAGAACCCTGTATTTCAAATTTTGGCTGATTCGCCAATAGGTCTTCAGCGGATGGGCTTGAATTCGCATATGGTGAAGAAATACCACCGCCATTGGTTACAATATTTACCATAAATCTACATCAGCCTTTTATGGTGTTACTGGTTCTGTCGGCTGTGGGTTTAGCCACGCTGTATCAATAAACCCAGTTGAAAGATTATCGCTAAATAATTTTTCGCTTGCTGGTGGTGTTTCCGTTGGCACACCAGGAATATTTGGCGGCCTATGAACAAGTCTTGGCATTGATATCAAATCTTGTTTTTCCATAGGAAATTCTTGCAATGTAATATTTGCTTGTGCCCGAGTTATTTGCATCAAGGAATTTCTCCGTTGCGCAGAAATTGATAAATCGGTTATTACGAATTGAACACCACGAGGAGTGCTTCCAGTGTCATATCTGAATTGAGATGTGAACATATCATCAAAGTTGTAAAAAGTAACAGGGTAAGGTGTTTGAGCAATTCGCCGCAAAGTTTCAATTTTCTTTTCAACATGAGTCAACAGACCATCGTCTTCGTTTGCTATAACGAAAGAAAAAGAAAGTGTTAAAAGTTGGAATTTCTTCCAGTCAACAAAAGAAAATCCACCGTTTCTGTCAACGCTTACCCACTCCCCGCCAAGGCCAGCGTAGTTTACCTCGTTTGGTTTTTGGTCAAATATAAAACGATTGTACTGATAATTTGTTGCTCCAGTAGTTGAACTTGTTGCGTATATTTGAAACATTTGCGGCTCAAGCATGAATTCCGACGCATCGTCTGCCTGCCTATAAATCCTGTCTGATGTTGCATTGTCTGCAAATATGTTACGGCTTCGTTGGATTTGTATACTTGATACAACACCAGGTAAATATTCAAACAACCCATTATCCGCCACGCCGCCAGCGTTTCTATTTCCGCCCTGTCTGCCGCCACCTGCTCCGCCGCCACGACCGCCAGCACCACCAGCACCGTTGTTGGCGTCCCCACCAGGTGAAGCCAGCGAGGCAATAGATGCTTGACCGCGGGAAACCTTTATTTGTGCTTCGGTATACCCCATGTCAAGCAATTCTCTTCTGATTGCCGTATCGCTAAGACCACGCTCCTTGAATATCTGCCACAACCCTTTTTGACCTTCTTGGTAACCACCATTCCCAGCAGAATAGTAACCAGTTCCAGTTTTTCCAGTTATTGACAAAACCGCTTCTTGGTTTAGGTTTTGTTCATGTTGAAAATGACTGGAGTATGCCTCAATAACATCATCTCGTGTTACCAATTTTGTCTGCACATTATTTCTAAACGCTGGGGATTTGAAATGGATTTCAAGTCCAGAATCACGCGACTCATTATCAACACCACTAGCCAGCCATGCATTAAACCTATTCAGAATATCCTGAAGGGATTGATTGGTTAGTTTTTCATCACCCAGTTTAATGGTGCTGTATGAGGTGGCAAGTGGACCAGCCTTTATCAATCCACGCGCTTGGAACTTTGGTACAACTGGTGTTGTGAAGTTTGATTGATATCTTCCGCCACCATAGTAAACAAGATTTCCTTGTGCATCTCTTTCGTTTCTAACATACTGATTTCCAGTATCTGTTCCAAATGTTCTCAATTCCGTAATGGCGCATTTTGGGTCGTATGTACTTCGTTGAATAACTTCTTGTGTATTTACCTTATTTTTAATCCCGATAAGGAAAAACGCTCCCGTAAGGTCTTGTTGAGTCACGAAGACCTTGGCCCTTTCGCCATAGATTAATTGATTTTCTTTATTCAAATTGATGCATACATAGTCTGTTTCAAAGTAGGAAACACCAGCAATGTTGATTGTTTGACCAAGATACGACACAACTATCTCCTGTACATTTCTTCACGATTCATTCTGTCAAGATGGGCTTTTACCTGCTGAACAATCTGCTCGGTATTTCCACCGCTGACATTTATATTAATCGTATTTCCACCACCACCGCTA